GTGAAGGTCTTTATTTCAAGTCCAAGCCGCTTTATAGTAATCTCATCTATTCCCCTTTCCGTTAAGTACTCTAATTGCTCTTTGAAGTCCGTAAAGGAAAAGGGAGTCGTTGCCACGTCGTGCTCCTGGGATTATAGTTAGTCTTTGTACTTACCATAATACGCGGCTGGCCCACGAATTGCTAAACTCGTTAATCCGGGCCATACTAGGGGCAGGGCCTACCTTAGATGTAGCGTCTGGGGGCTTCTGACGCAGGGGATTTACCTAGTCAAACGGGTAAAACGCCTTAGCCCGTGACAATGCTGCCGCCTGCCCTGCCGACCCCTGCTTGTGAAAGCCTGGAGTTGGTGGCCTTGCGATATCCTTTAAGACCTCATTTAACTCGTTGGCATCTCGCATCGCATTCATACGCGCCCTGTGGAATTCCACACTTCGGTTGCCTGCTTTAGTCACACAGGCATAGCCGATGGGTGCGTCACAGGCTGTACAGGGGACATCATAATACTTTTGGTATTTCTTAACCCTTGTCCAGTGTGGCCCTTGATTCACCTTGTGGTTATTCATATGCGGTCGCCTTGGCTTATTGTCCACGTAATCGCTACGCTACGTCCCAACATTTCATGCGTGTTGGTGAAATGCCTAACAAAATGCCGACGTTTAGCCCACTGATTCTCACCTTCTTGTATAATCAGTAGGCCCATGATATCTCCATCGCAAAGTTCTTGGTTTGCGTAGGCCCGACACTCTACTCTGCTGTGCTCTATTACTTTACTCATTAGTTAGTATCCTTCAATTTCCACTTTCATAAAGTGGGCGATATGGGTTAAAGCATCAGGGTGGCCACTTTCAGCCATAGCCTGACACCAAATTGCAATGAGTAACTGACACTCATCGTCCTCGTTTCCGTTTTCCGGAATGTATTCGCTTATGTAGTGCGAATCCTGTGGTATGACGTCCCATAGGCCGTCATGGTAAAAGTAAGGTTCGTCCTTCAAGCAACAGTCTGGGGTAGGCTCGTGTAATTCCGTTAGGATACTTTGCCGTATCGTTTTCTGCTGCTTTTCATCCATCCACAACTCTAGCAGTAACTCGTACTGCCTGCTACGACCTTGTTGCTGTTGATATTTAAGTTTATCCATTTCCTTGGTACTCCAAGTTAGTGCCGCATTTGCGACAGGTAAATTCAACGCCATATATGATATGTTTGTTGTGGCGTCCTGTTTTCATATAGTGGTCGCCACAGCCACACCGATAATGATGCTCATTGTGCCGAACCACTGGTACGTCGCTTTGGTACATTCGGTGGCAGCGTTGAGGTTCAATGCCTAGCAGGTACATCATATCCTGCCACTCTAGTCCATGTGGCTTGCACCGATGGTCATGGTTTACGCGGACCATCAAGTGTGCCAATTCGTGTAAAACTGTATCCCTTAGCTGGTCGGGGTACTTTTCCGCAAGGTCTGCATTTATTTCTATACATCGGTGGCCTTTGGCTCGGCCTGCGGTATGCGAATTGCGGAATAGTTTGACCTTAAAGCAAGGCATTTTCACGCCTTCTGGTATGCCGGGGTAGACATCTTCCAGTATTGCCTGGACTTTAGTTAGGGTTGACATGGCCACGTTCCTTAATGGTTATATCGTAAACCATGTCACCTAGCCGCACCCCAATTTCTGCTTCCGGGGTTTCCAGTTCCATACCGGCGTCAACTATTTTTGCTCCGTTGTGTTCCAGTATGCCAATTATCACATTCCTTAATTCCAGTACGTTCATTAGTTAGCTTCCTTTCTGTTGCTACCTTGTATATATATTATATAAAATGCAGCCGTCAACTACAATACTTTGACCAACTATTTACTCAGGTTGTATTGAATTATACCCGTGAAACCATGCAGCGACCAGCGGTATTTCATACTTATACGGACAACCCCAAATGCGCTTGAGGGTATAGTATTCCGTAATGTACTTAAGAGTTCTGAAAGAAGCATGTGAACTATGACGCATGTACTTTGGACCTTTTAGAGCTGCCTTGGCTGACCGCACCCCTTGAAGGTATGCCGTATCGGGCGTAGGGTGAACACTGTAGATATCGATGGGATAATATGCCCACCCTTGATTCCATCCTGAATTAGGGACAGTGACCATCCAGTCATTTCCACTACAGCCCGGATGGGCAGTGAAAGGGCGGATATATATTTGCTTGGCGAATATTATGCGACCATAGCCGAGCCTGCCGTAAGATATTACAGTACCTTCGCGTGTTGTAGAATTATAAGTGTGTACTTTCCGTAATTGCTGACCATTGCCGGTAGCCCGAAGGTACATGCCCGCAAAAGGTTCAACATGCGGTGTTTGTCGTGTTTTTATAATGTCATACATAATAATTTCCTAGTTATTTATACCTTTATATAATACAGCAAACCAGCCCTGATTTATATAATTATAGTTTCCTCACTTGTTGAATAAAGACCACTTGTACTTCAGCCCCAGTTATGTAATTATGTAAATGTAGGCTAACTTAGGAATCAAATTATGTCATATGTATACATTGGAAATATTGAAGATCAGGTTACAGGTGCGTTGCATCAAGTAACTCTAGAAGAACTTCAACAGCCTGACGGCACTATGGAGCTCACTACCCGCATCAACGGTACGCTTATCTCCACCAGTGCTGAATATCACCTGCGGGCTGTTGCAGCTTATCAAGCATGGCAAGATTCATATGCTGGCATAGAAGATCTGGATGAGTACTTGTTCAAAACTGAGGTCATGCCGCCACTGGAAGCTGCCATCACCAAGGCGCGTGAATCCAATGGCTAAGTGGGGAGTCTGGGCAAAACGGTCAGCCGGTAGTGTCTGCGGTGCTGCCGAACGTTGGTGTACGAGGGATGACCACCATATCATATTTGACACAGAAGATCTAGCAATTTCACTAGCTTCACACTACAACGAAAACTGCATTAGCCCGAACGTCAGCTACGCAGCAAAGGAATATAATGACCAAGGATAAGAAGAAACAAAGGCTCCAACGCTTCCTTATTGTGAGTCTAAATGCTTCAGGTAAGCCTCGAGTTATTGGCACGAATGGGGGCCTCCCCTTTGTGTCAGCAGCAGCAACGAAACATGCTACCCGATTAACTGAGCGGGATAAAATTCCACATGAAGTAGTGGAAATCACCAAGCTGACTAAAGCATGATTGATGATAAACTCAAACTTCTCGCTATGCTGACCCGCAGGTCAGCATTAAAGTTAGAACTGCTTGGTATGAAACGTAGCCGTTCACCTTCAGCATACATAATAGTCAAACGTGCATACGGGATGACTGGCAATAGAATTCATGTGCTAGAGCAGTTGGAAGTCCTTATTAGCCAAGAAAAAGAAGCACAACAGAGGAAATATCACAATGTCCAGCTTATTAAGTGAAATAAAAGCAGAAATCCGTAATTCTAAAAGAACATGGAAGCAACAGCGGGATTTGTTTAAGGAATATGAAGCTGATATTACTGAACTGGTAAAGGAAATAGATCTTTCTAAGGCTAGTTCAGCACGTATGAATTGCGATACAGAAGATGTCAACTTTTATGTATCTGGTAATACAGAGGTACTTAAAGAAATATTCCGTACCTTCCGCAAGCTAGGCTACGAACCAAGTAGCCGACCAGATGCGAAACCCCAATCTAGCTTCACTTGCTATTTCCACCAAGATGGAAGGCCCAGCTTCTACCTTAGCTTCTCTTCTACACTCTGTAAGCGGGTCAAGGTGGGTACTACGACACAGGAAGTAGATGTTTACGAAACGGTGTGTGAATAGTACCAATTGAAAACCCCCTGTGCTATTATGTAAATGCAGGCCACCATAGAATAAGGAGCACGAATATGGACCTAGCAGACCTCAAAGCCATAGCCCGACAGTATGATTATGCCAAGGCTGAACGCCTAGTTGCCGACCGTGCCGCTAGGGATCTCAAGACTAAAGAAGACGAGCTTTATGCTGCAATAGTCCTACACTGTAATGAAAACGGTGGGGCTGGAGTAGACATGGGCGACATACTTGTGGAGTATATGGCCACCCAAGAACCTGTGGGAGAGGATTGGGCAGCAATTCACCAGTGGATAGTCGCCAATGACGCCATGGACCTCGTACATAAGCGTCTTACAGTTACGGCAGTCAAGCTACGCTGGGATGATGATGTTGAAATACCCGGCATAGGGCGGAAACTTGTTGAAAAGATAAAGGTGATACTCAAATGACTAAAAAGAAAGAAGCAAGTAGCGAAACTGGGATTGTCTCATGGGAAGAGATGATGAAGGACGAAGCCAAGGATGTAGCCAAAACCGAACGGCCTAGCGTCACACGCATATCGTTACAGTCGGGGGTTATGACGTTTAATGACACCCCTGTACCAGACAACGAATTGACCTGCATTGTGGCCGATGTAATACATGAGCAGGTGTACTACGACCAGCCTTACGAACCGGGCGTAGTCAACCCTCCCGCTTGCTTCGCTTATGGCGACGTAGGCCAGGACCTCCAAGCACACGATGCTGTACCTGACCGTGATTGGGAGGGCTGGGGGACTTGTGCCACCTGTATTATGAACGCATGGCGGAAGCCACCTGGAAAGGGGAAGCCCTGTGGGGAACGTCGCAAGCTGGCAATTCTGCCGTTGCTTGACAATGTAGAGGAATATGCCAACGCTGAAATTGCTGTGCTGAGCTTGCCGGTTATGTCGGTTAAGAATTGGGCCAACTATGTCAATGGCCTGTCGGCCAACTTCCAGCGGCCTTCGTGGGGTATGCTTACTAAGATACTGGTTAAGCCCGATCCTAAGTCACAGTTCCGGGTACATTTTGAGCCAGTTGAACCACTAAGCGACGAGTATATCGCCGCAACTCACGCCCGTAAAGAAATATGCCGCAGCACACTGATGGTCCCGTATGACCTCAGCCCCAAAAGCGAGGAGGCTCCAGCAGACAGCGGGAAATATTAACCAAGGGGAATAACAATGAAACGATGCGACCTATGTGACCGTACGGAAAAAACCCACAAGATATCCTCAGTTGGGATATGCTCTACTTGTGATGTTTCTCTTATCTACTGGAATACCAAGACTACTACCCAGAAAGTTAAACGAGCAAGGGCGCTTGACAGCTTCCAAGCCCGCATGGAGATCACGCTAGGTAACATTCGTACCACTCGTAAACGTAAGCGTCGCGCAGCATAGTGCTGCCGAAGCCTATAACGCTTGACTTTGAAACGGAAGCCATTGTCGGAAACCCGTTAGTCAAGCCCCCGATGCCCTGTGGTCTCGCTTCCATAGGCATCATAGATGAGGACAGCCCGGTCTACACGACGGGCTGGGACTCTATGAGGCATATGTGGTATCAAGCCATAGCTTCTGACCGCCCTCTTATATTCCACCACGCACAATTTGATATAGCTGTAGGAACTCATTGGTTCAAAACTGAACGGCCACATTGGGAGCGAGTACATGACACAATGTTCTTACTGTTCTTGGATGATCCCTATAGCAATACTCTTAGTCTTAAGCCTGCTGCCGATAGGTATTTGGATATGCCGCCGGAAGAACAGGATAGGCTTACTGAGTGGATCCTTGCTAATGTCCCAGAGGCGACAAAAAAGACAGCAGGAGCTTATATCTCACGTGCTCCTAGCACTCTTGTCGCCCCATACGCACAAGGTGACGTACTTCGTACCATCGGACTGTTCAATCTTCTCTATACTCCAGAAATTAAGGAGCCTTATGATAGGGAGCGTAGGCTCGCCCCCATCATGGCGGAAAGTAGCCGAAATGGAATACGTGTTGATGTGGAACAACTCACAATTGACGTTGAAATTTGTACATTTGGACTTGCACAAGCAGAACAACGGATTTATAAAAGGCTTGGATGCGCCGAATTTAACATCGGATCAGGAACTGTTCTTGCGGACAGACTTGATACAGCAGGAGTTATGCGAGAATGGAAGTACACCCCAACAGGAAGACGAAGCACCGCCAAAGACAACCTAATCCAAGGGATCGATCCAGCATACAGCGACCTGTTAGACCTGCTGGCCTATCGGTCTACTATGAGTACATGCATCGGTACTTTTATGACTCCGTGGCTCGCTTTTGCCAAAGCCGATGGGCGTGTTCACACAGAATGGAATCAGGTAAAGAATAATGAAAAAGGAATTGCAGGTGCTAGAACTGGCAGACTGTCTAGCGCACGACCCAATTTCCAAAATCCTCCTAATCCGTTTGATTGGATCATACCAGACGGTTTGCCTCCGCTGCCGTCTATGCGGAGCTATCTACTTCCTGAGGAGTTCCACATATGGATCAAGAGGGATTTTAGTTCTCAGGAAATACGCATTCTTGCACACTTTGAAGATGGACCTCTTATGGTTGCGTACTGTAATGAACCATTCTTGGATCCCCATACGATGGCGCAAGAGCTTATTCGGCAGATCACTGGTGTCTTATACGCGAGACCCGATGTAAAGATCACAGGCTTTAGTATTATCTACGGGGCAGGTGTACCGGGGCTTGCTCAACAACTAAAACGACCGCCTGCTGTGGCCTTCGAGCTTAGGAACGCCTACTTTAAGGCTATGCCAGCGGCAGCACAACTCGCTGCGTCCACACGCAGTCGAGGGCGATCTGGGGGTACAATCCGCACATGGGGCGGGCGGCACTACCCGGTGGAGCCAGCGAAGCTAATCAAAGGTAAGATACGTAGCTTTGAGTATAAACTCCTTAACTATTTAATTCAGGGCAGCGCAGGGGACCAGACTAAACAGGTTATCTGTGACTGGCATGATATAAAAGGCTCGGATACTATGTTCCTGGCCACCATACATGACGAGATTAACGCTTCCGTACCCACCGAAATATGGGAGGAAGAAATGGCACACCTTCGCTATGCTATGGACAAAGATTTGTTTGACGTGCCTATGCGTAGTGAAGGGTTCCACGGACCTAATTGGGGTTCGCTTACTAAAATGACAAGGAAAGAAGACTATGGCTGACCCATTAGAAGGGGCAATAGAAGAGACTGCTATGATACGGGCTATGGCTGAAGGCGTAGCGAATAGAGTGGGGCTGGACTTAGCAGACGGTAAACTTCTGGACCGCCCGTTCCTACTGCTTCTCTTCCTATGCGAAAACATACTGGACCGCTTAGAGCTTCTTGAAGAGGTGATTAAGATTAAACATGAAAAGGGAAATGGCAAATGAACTACGGCCCTTACTCATATTCGCGGATGGCTACGTTTCACAAGTGTCCAGCTAAGTTCAAATTTAACTACATAGACAAAGTGAAGGTAGAGTTTATCGTATCCCCAGCCATGGAGCGAGGTACTGAAATCCACAACTCGCTTGAAGCCTATATGAATGGGCATAGCGAACACTTACACCCTGATATACATGAACACTATGGCCAGTTCTTTTTTAGCTTGCGGGAAACTTACGACTGCCAGCCTGAGTATAAGTGGGGCATAGATGAAGACTTGGCCCCCTGTGGGTATGACCACCCTGACGTTATGGTGCGGGGCTTCATGGACTTACGCTTTGTGCCAGAGGATGAACGAGTACAGGTATTTGAGTATAAGACAGGGAAAATATACCCCGAGCATGTTCAGCAACAATGGCTCTATGGCGTAGTAACTCTTTTAGAATTACCTGACCAGGAAGGGGTGGACGTTACTGCTGTCTACTTAGACCAAAAGCAGAACAAAAAGATTTACTACCCAGCTTCAATGATGTTTGAGTACAAGCCAGCCCTTCTACGAGAAATAGAAACAATTGAAAATACACCACTGGATGAGTTCATACCTAAGCCTCAATGGTCTTGCAAGTGGTGTCAATTTAGCAAAGCTAATAGAGGACCCTGCCAATTCTAGAAAGTAAAATAGAGCAAAAGGCGAGTAAATATGCTGAAGCTATCAATTACCTATCACTTAAGATCAACGTCGTTGGCCAACGAGGATGGCCTGACCACCTATTCATTAATCCTTACGGCTATCACCTATGGATTGAGTTTAAGAAGCTCGGGGAAAAGCCTAGCAAGATACAGGAGTACCGACTCAAGCAACTTACTGAGTCTGGTGCTGCGGCGTATTGGACGGACAACTATGAAAGAGCTAAAGCCATACTAGATGAGCATTCCATGGACACCCCATGAGTACCAGCTTCGCGCCTTAAAGTTCATATTATCGCAGGGGAGCGGAGGGTTATTCTTAGACCCCGGTCTCGGTAAAACTGCTGTGTGTCTTGCGGCCTACAAGATACTCAAGAGCAAGGGTCTAGCACCTAAGGGAATGTTAGTCATCGCTCCCCTGCGTCCCTGTTATAAAGTCTGGCCTGACGAAATAGAAAAATGGTTAGACTTTAATAAGATCAGCTATGCAGTTGTGCATGGAAATGATAAAAGGCAGATGCTAGAGTTGGACGTAGACATACATATCATTAACCCTGAGGGGCTGGCGTGGCTCTTTAACATCAAAGCTTCCCACCGCAAGGAATGGACTATTGTATGCGTAGACGAGAGTACTAAATTCAAAAACTCAACAACCAAAAGATTTAAACTAATGAGGCCCCACTTCCCCCGATTCGATCGCAGGTGGATACTCACAGGAACCCCTATGCCCCTCGGCCTAGAGGATTTATTCGGCCAAATGTTTATACTGGACGAAGGAAACGCATTGGGCCGATATGTCACCCATTACCGAAATAAGTTTTTCCACAGTAATGCTTGGGAACCTTACAAGTTCTACCCCAACCAAGGAGCATGGGATCAGATAATGGCGAGGGTAGATCCTCTGGTTATTCGGCTGGCTGCACAGGATTACTTGGAGATGCCTGCTGTCTTACAAGAGCGTATCTATGTGGACTTACCCCCAGAAGCCCGAGAAAAATATAAGGATATTGAAGATGAATTCATCACACAAATCGACGAAGGAACCATTGTCGCAGCAAATGCCGCTGTTGCTGGAGGGAAATGCAGACAAATTTGCAATGGAGCTATCTATACTAATAAAGAACACGATTGGTCCCAAATACATGACGCGAAACTTGATGCAATGGGAGACCTTATTGAACAACTTGGAGGGGCTCCTGCACTTGTTATGTATGAATTCAATCACGACAGAGAGCGACTACTCGGACGCTTCGGCTCTGCAATCCCTGTTCTTGGAGGAGGCACGTCGATTGGACGATCTACTGAGTACATACAAGAATTTAATAATGGGGAACACCCGATAATGATTTGCCACCCAGCTTCCATGGCGCACGGCTTGAACTTACAAGAAGCTTGCCATCATATAATATGGTTCGGCATAACGTGGAACCTTGAGTACTATGACCAAGCTAATGCGCGTGTGAATAGGCAAGGTCAGAAATTCCCTGTCTTTATTTATCACATACTGGCTTCCGACACCCTGGACGATACAGTAATGGATACTCTAGCCTTTAAGGATCATACCCAGAAAAAATTGTTTGCGAGTTTAAGCACTAGATAGTTGCACGAAGACGCTCTTTGTGTTACACTCACTATGCACCCATATAAACCAAAAAAGGAGAACGAAGATGGGCAAGTCCAATGTTACGCCGCCGACCGGAAAAGCTGATAAAAAAGAAGCATCCGGCGATAAGAAGCCCCGCGCCGCCAGGAAAGATTACGGGTATGCCAAAGGAGCCACCATTGCTCTAACCGATGGTGAACAAAAGTTCCGTGGTGCTCGTGCTCGTTGGTATGAATACCTGACGAAAAGCGACGGCAAGCCTGTTGAGCATTTCGCCAAGCTTGCTGAAAAGGCCGAAGAGAAAGAGCAGCCTCGTGGCTGGCTTCGCTTCTTTGTTGAAGTGGAAGCTTGCACCTTGACTGCTCCGGCAGAAGCGTAAGCCCTAGAGCTCGGATTACACCCCCCGTGATCCGAGCTCGTTTTGTTTATGGGGAAAGATTATGAACTTATACATAATGACCCGAGGGCGTATCGGCGCTCAACGCACGTACGAATCTATACCGTGGTCTTGGCGGGACAAATGCTTCCTTGTAGTACCACCGACAGAACATAACGAACACTATACTCTTGGTGGGGATGATGACTTCGGTAACCGCATCCCAACTATTCCCGTCCCCTATACCGTCACTAACTATAGCCAGAAGATGCAATGGATCCTACAAGACGGTATGGATGATGGAGAAGAATGTTGCGTTATACTTGATGATGACTTAGTGTTCAGCCGACAAATTATCAAGGATGATGGCAAGGTTGGTCTTAAGACATTGACCGGGTCAGATACTGAAATCTTACTTGGGCCATTCGCTTTAATGGAGAATTTACTTGAAGATACCGCATTGGTGGGAGTCCACCCCAGACAAATGGGACACATCCAAAAACCCCCGTATAACGAAAATGGTAAGGTTATCTGTATTCAAGGATGTAATCGCCGTCTTATTGGTACTATTCCTGATCTTACTAAATACCCGATTCTTTCAGATGTTGTCTTAAACGCGACCCTATTAGCCCGAGGGCAGGGGAATAAAATAATCACTACCATTTTTCAAGATTGGGGGAGTTGCAACGCCCCCGGAGGATGCAGCCTGTACCGAACACCTGAAATGCAAGCCGAAGCCTGTTACTGGCTAGAGGAGCGCTTCGGCCCTTACATCAAAGCGGTAGAGAAGGAGTCAAAAGATGGATGGTTGGGAGGTAAGCGAGTCGACTTTAGAGGTCAATGGAAAGCCTTATACAAGGCCGGAGCTGCTGGCCTATTGGATATCTGAACGGGAGAGAATACGTGTTAAAAAGGAACGTGGTGATAAGCGACCATGGAGTGAAGATATGGTATTCCAATGGACCTATTTCTGCAACGTTCACCGGGAGGACGATCGTGTTACGCGATGGATCAGGGAAAACTATACTCCGGATACGTTCGGAGAACACTATGAAACTGCTATTGTCGCGGCGCGTCTATTTAACTGGCCCCCGACCCTCGAAGAAATAAAGTTCAGCATAGTACCTTCTCCTCACATGAAGTTGTGGCAGGTCTTAAAAGACCGGCAGGCTAGAGAAGAAAAAGTGTGGGGAGGGGCTTACCTCATTACTACGCATGGGCGTAAGATGGATAAGGTAGACTACTGTGTAGAACTACTACAGAATGTAATGAACATTACCCCTGTTTCTTGCCAGCCTAAATGCGAAGACTACTGGCATTGGTTCAAACGTATTGACGGGCTAGGTAGCTTCCTCTCCGCCCAGATTGTGGCAGACCTTAAAAATACGAAGGGCCACCCACTGGAAGCAGCCATTGATTGGATGTACTTCAGTGCGCCAGGACCAGGAAGTCTCCGTGGGCTGGCATGGTTTCATGAACGTAAGATTACCCCTTCTAATTATCAAGAGGCTATAATAGAGGTTAAGAGCTATATTGAGAGTCGCTTAGGGGAACCATACTTCACAATGTGTATGCAAGACATGCAGAACTGCCTGTGTGAGTATGACAAGTATTGTCGCGTTCTGACCGGTACTGGCAAGAGTAAGCGGGGCTATGCGGCCTATTGAGCTAAAATGGCTGCACCAGACGCCGCTCGACGCTAAATCACATACCGGGCAATGCCTAGCTATTGCCTTATTATTCAGCCAGTAGACGGGCTTACACTAAAATGCTATACATAACAAGGGGTTACACGCGTGATTATAGAAATAACAGGGCGAAACGCGCCTCAAGCTTACGTAGAAGGGCTACAGATATTCCGGGTATGCTCTATAATGGAGCATACTAGGAACGGGCCAGCGATGGTTATGCCTGCTCCAGTATTCCTAACCATACAATTTCCTGAGGAGCGTCTACTCAATTGCCCTGTTAGAAGGACTAACCCGTTTTTCCATTGTATGGAGTTTATCTGGATGATGGCAGGGTCTAACGACGCTTCCTGGATAAGTCAATTTAACCAACGAATGATGGAGTACGCTGATGATGGAATTTTACGTGGAGCATATGGATGGAGATGGTCCAATCCGGTATTCCAAATCCCCCAACTCATTGACCTGCTGCGTAAAGACCCCAGCAGTCGCCAAGCTGTCTTGTCCATGTGGGATACAGTATATGATGGACCTAATGCAAGAACCAGTGACAGGCCGTGTAATACTCACATTTACTTTAGAGTTGATGAAACCGACAGCCTTAACATGACAGTATGTAACCGAAGCAATGACTTTATCTGGGGAATGCTAGGGGCGAACGTGGTACATATGACAATGCTACAGGAGCTTGTAGCTTCCGCTGCCGGGTTCAAGCTAGGTATGTATCATGTATTCAGTAATAACTGCCATATCTACACCACCGTCCCCCGGTATGAGGGCATTATCAAAACAACGCTAGACGTAGACATGTACAAGGGGAAGGGAATGGTTGAAGCGCACATGCCCTTGTTAGAAGGTTGCACTCACGTTGAGTTTATAGAAGACTGTGTTCGCTTACTTGATGGGGAGGAAGAATTCCAATGCCCTTGGATACAGCATGTCGCATGGCCTATTAAGATGGCCTATACAGACCGAGCTAACAGGTACGATTATATAGGGGAAATAGTAGCTTCAGATTGGCATCGTGCCTGTTGGGATTGGGAAACGAGGAGGCTCGAAAGGAAAAAATTGAATTAGGTCACGAAACGTCCTTGTGTTATTATATAAACGTACTAACTACAAGGAATATAAATATGAATAAGGATACAGCAGTGAAAGGGTACACGGATGAGATGGAAATGGGCGAATTCCTGGGCGATGTTTACCGTGGTGTAAGTCACATAAGGGTGGGGATTTGGTGCCTCGTAGTATTAGAGCTAGCCAAGTTCGTACTATGGTAGCCCCCAATGAACGGCAAGTTGGAGGGACGCACTATAAGGACAAGGCTAAGTGTCCCCATTGCGATAGTGTTCTTGAGCATTGGGATATTGCTTGGGCCTTCCGTTTTAATTGCTTCCAGTATATTATATCAAAGTGGATATTCAGGAAGAAGGGTCCGGAGGGTCGTCATCTCCTCGACGACCTTGAAAAGATTAAACATGCTTGCGACAAGTACATTGAAGTTACGCAGCAGGAAGAGAGTATTGCCGCTGGCTACGGACCAGACGTGAACATGGCCCGCGCTAAGTTAGATGAGAGTGGCGAGCCAGGAAAGGACTACGTTAACCAGGATTAGTAGTCCGCCCGAGGTGGCCGATGGGTACTAGTTAGCTCTGGGTGCGGCCGGAGTCAGCCACCACCGCACTACTTAGTCTTACCCTTTAACTTTTCAACGGTACGCATCGTACCTAGAAGTCCGAGCATGCCCAGAGTTAACTGCATGATAGTAGCATGAGGAAGCTCCGGTCCTGCCACCCCCGTGATCCATTGTATCCATGGATTTATGAGCACCATATTAAGAACTCCCATGCCACAGACCCAGCCGATCCACGGCCTCCAGCCTGCCACAAAGATACTACGATGTTGAGCTTCAATCTTACTTAGCTCAACCTGTGCCATGTCAGGCTTCATGGCTAACCGCATACGGATTTCTTCGTGGGTTAGCTTTTCATCCTTGCTCGTAAACAAGTTGTCAAGCACGTTACCGATCGCAGTGACGCCTGCGACTGCGGTGTCACCCCCAAGTAGCTTTGTCAGGATTCCCAAGGACGTTCTCCTTCTTAAAGTAACCGAAGCCAATCATGATTGCTGTGACTAAATACCCCTGATATTCAGGGGGTATCTGCACATAAATTTCAGGCCAAGCAAGCTTGATGATAAGTAGAGCAGTCGCTGCTAGAAATCCAGAGATTCCAGCAGCCTGAATGGTACTTGAAGGTTTATTCATGATGAACATCCCGATCCTGATGGTTTTGATGGTGGCCCACATGGAGGGTTTGGACATGGAGGACCTACGGCAGGGACACAGAAAAACCTGTAGGTGCTTCCGGTTTGGATGGATCTACAGTAAAATTTACGGAGTTACTTGCGTCCGATTCCTCCCCATTTATCGCTACTGTCGTAGCGTGACAATTATAGGCTCCTGCGGGCAGGGGAGGGGACGTCCACGTGTCCGTACCTCCTGTGTTCGGTACGTTACCGAGCAGCACCGCATTACAGAAGATGTTGTAGCTGGCGATGTCTGCATCGGGCAGCGGAGTACCATCGGTATTCTGAATCGGCGGTGTCCAGTCAAATGTTTTCGGCTGGACCGCAAACACCAGTGGTGAACATATCAACAGACAATAAAATAATTTTCTCATGCTACGTCCTCTATTGTTATCCACACTGTGTCTTTCATTATTGCTGCATGGATCATTTCATACAAACGCCTGTAAGCAAGAACACTACTTGTGACTTGCCCCCGTTCAACTATGTTGGATATCTGGCCGTCGCCAACGAGAATACAACCTTCTGAATCATCGTCTTTGTTGCCAACGTGAATGTATATAAATGTGAAACCCGGTACGTCTTGGAGCCAGAGCATTCCGCCATGCCACGGTTGAAATCTTTCTGTATACCTCTTGTGCATACCTCCCTCGGTACGCAGCTTGATTTCATACCTTCCCGCTGGTATTCTAGTTTCACCTGGAACCTTTGGTTCATTGTACTGGTCCTCTAGGGTATAGCAACGAAAGCTAAGGTCATCAGTCCCTATTACTTCAAACAGGTTGCCGAGGGTAGCTTCATCCCCACTGGAAATCCTAGTGAGTTTCAGCTCCATCATCACCTCCTAAACCTCCCGGTGGCTTTTCGTCAAAGAGGGGGACCCCTTCTCCCACTGGCTTTTGAAGCTCAGCTGTATCAATAATCTTAAGTTGACCATTGGCTATAGCTGCGAGCCATAGCTTCATCTCGGATATCTGTTCAGATTTAGCTGAAGATACAGGTACTCCTTCGCTAAAGATTTGGTAAATACCGAGGGCTATTTTTTGATGTCCATCTGGCTGTTGGTCGGGCACTTCATTCTCCTTATTATATGTGAGTAAATTGTACCACGCTAGGTAGTGTCCTGCAATGCTGACTTAGCTTCTTCTAATGCTGCCAGTTGGATTTCTAGATCAGCTAGGTACAGGGCATCCTCTTCTGTCCATACTTCATCATCATCTCTTTGTCGGAACCTCAATGCAGCCATCTCTTTTCGGGTTGCATTGATATCCCGTTGTAACAGAGCAACGAAAGCACCACTGATAGGGGCAGTCTGCTCTGCTACTATCTCCTTGATATCCTCAGCCAATGCGGAAATAATAAGTGGCTGTATGACAAACCAGAAGATAGGTATGAGGGTAAGGTAGGTCACCAACTGGTTCACCCCTATGCGGATTCCTGTTTCCTTAGCTGTTGCATTTGTCATACTGGTGTCCATTCAATAATAATATCGTAGGAATTACCATTGATCATATCTAATGATGGGATGGTGGTGAAAGCCCACTGAGTAGTGCCGCCACTGATAGCCTGATAAGCATTCACCTCGCTACGCAAAGTGACCCTAGTGAATGTACCCTGTTCAAATGTGCCAGTAATTGAAATATTCACAAAAGACTGATCAATATTCGGAATATTCTGCGGCTTGAGTCTGAATGTCAGGTTGGTGTTGACAGTTTCTAACATCGAAATGTCATAGTTGTTGCCATTTGGCTCGTAGTCCACGTTAGGCGACAACGAACCTTGTGCGGGACCTACGGTTCCGTCACTAAATCCTGTGTGTTCGTTAGGAGCAGGACCATTCTCTCCTGCGACCAAAGTATATTCTTCAGTCACTATAGGCGGAGGAGGCTCTGCTGCCGCAGAAGCTGCCGAAGCACCATGCTGGAACCCGCTCATGAAATACCCGCACCCCAGATAAAGTATTCAGTATTGATATATTTCACAATAGTAGCGACCCCACCAGAAGCTAGGCTTCTATTGCCAAGTAATCCACCAGGAGTTGATCCATCAAACCAGCGGAGAGCTACTCCACCACCTTGAGTGATACTGAGTACTTCTGTATCTTCATTACAGATTGTGTAAACAGTCCCCGCCAATATAGCTGAATCATTATCCAGTGTATAGGTCACCGCGCCACCAGAATCTTTATGTATGAGCTTCTGGTTTTGAATCTTGCTAAGAGTAACACTGACATCCTGTTCAAGGATAGGCATCACTGCTACGCCTATATCGTGGTAGGCTCCGCCTGCATGGAGTACTTCTCCCCTTGTATTTTCCCCCGAATTATCACGAGTTCTAACTGCTGGAGTATTATTGTCATACAGGGAGACCGCCCCATTAAGAACACCCCGGATCAATGTTTCTCCTTCAGTTTGCACCATAAAGGTAGGAGTACCAGTTCCAAGAACATTACAGGATAATCCCCAAGCATCATTATCATGTACGCCAAAGAAAACAGCCCAATTCCGAATACTATCATTCGCATAGGCTACCCACCCAACTTGATCACCTGAAGTTTGTGAAGTTATTTGGAATCCTTGATTTTGTCCCGCACTTAGACTAAATGGGACTAGGACTACATCACCCGGACCAACTCGGCATATTCCTGCTTGTTCTCCCGTAGGCATAAAGTGAAGTTGGTTTGTATTTTGACTATCAAATTCTGTAGCCCCAGTTATTCCATGGCGTATCGTACCATAAGCACCGACACTACCACCGACTCGTATTTCATTGAGGAATTGTGTATAGTCAACCCCCGTACCCGTACGAGCAACCCAGAAAGCATTTTCTACATCAACCGTAGGGGCAGCATCCGTTGCAGTCGCGAGGACTAATTGGTCACCAGTAGCTCGGAAATTCCAATTACCTTCGTCCGCAGTTGCTCCTGCTTCTTGTATAGCAACAACTGGAGTTGGACCGAGGATAAATGATGCTGCTCCTGAGAAATCCCAGTTGCCTGTAGGGGAATAGTCCCCACCCTCGTTCATCACTGCGACCCACATACCTCCTACGAATATATCCATAGGATTAAGAGCGTCGCTAGTCCACCGTGCTTTGTCGTTAGCAGCAACACTGACCCGCATCTCGTCCAGACCAGGACGATAGAAGCCCAAGTTCTGTTGGTTAGCCCACGATATACCGGGGAGGTTAACCGTACCGTCTGCATTGAGGAATGGTACGAGCATACCCCCTGACCCTGTACGGGAAAGGGAATCGGTAAGCGCGGCAGCGATGTCTGACATTGTGGGGTTCGCCCACGTTGTTTCAATAATTGTACCCGGAATTACCGGGTTCCCTGCTGGAAGGGTATATGTCCCACCACCATCACGTGGCATAGTCTTACTCCTCTACTATTTCTTTGACAACATCAAGTCGTACAGGCATACCAAGAGCTCTAAATAACCCCTGCATTTGAGGATGATTCAATGCGGCCTTGCCTCGGTAACTTCCCATTAAAAATTCTTGAAACTTTCTCGTCCCAACCCATCTTGCTACTGTGTAGATACCAGCAGCCGTAAGAGCCGGCATCCCCGTACCTAGGAATACACCCATAAAACCTGAACTAAGACCAAGAGCTGCCACCATCTGGTAGACACCAGCCTTAGATGGAAAGTCTTGTAGTGATTTGGCAGCCTTCCCTGCAATCTGCTGGAAAGTCCCACCCCCAGAGCGAGCCGCTGCTCCTGCTTTTTCTGCTGCGGCAACAAGGAGTTGCGGAGGTGTGAATTGCTGTCCTGCTGCCTTAGCTGCATCCACCGCAGACTTTAATGTTTGATAGTTACGGTACGAAGGGCCAAGGTGTTCGTAGTGAGCAAAGATATCAGGATCTATTTGCTTTTCAAACTGGTCGTCAATCTTTTTCAAAGTATCGTCAAGGTTAGCTCGTAGGGTTTTAGTCATCTGCCCCGGCTCTAACTTCATTTTAATTTCAGACACAGCGTTCCTGAAGTTAAGCATGTTCTGAGTTTTAGACTGTATGCCCTGAGGAATCCGGTAGGCTACACCCAACCTATTAGATTCAGCCTCCACTAAATCACGGGTGACCTTATTCACCTTGACCTTACTGGCATCCATGACAGTGTTGCCCATCTCCGCATACGCACCAGGAATTCCTTTCTCTTTATTGCCCTTCCAGAAATCATCCAGCTTAACAAAGATAGCATGAATATCATCTTCGGGTAAAATATCAATCCTAGCAACAGAGTCATTTGGATGGGCTTTTGTTCCTGCCCACTGGCGTAGATACTTTAGACCCTCCTTGTACTGGCCACGAATTTTACCAGCCGACCCCGGTAAGTTGGAGAGGATAGCATTGTAGATCATACGGGGGAGGCCATCCTCTAAGCCAGCTTGCGATATAGGAAAGAACGCACCCAATTCCTCGGCTGCTTCCTTTGCCTCGTCCATCACGCTGACCTTAGCATTCTTCCAGGCATTGCCCAGACCCTTAACAAGACCGCCCATACCTAGACCAAGTCCTGCTCCCCACAAAGCTCCTTTCCCACGATCTCCTGGCCCTGCATACACAGTGCCATACACAGCCCCCTCGACGGTTCCTCTGCCTACGGGCTTACCAAGGGCCTTGCCAAGCGCCCGACCGCCTCTGGCGGCCATCGACGCTCCTCGAGCAGCAGTTAAACCCTTGGCCGCAGCACCCAACCCGCCGCCAATCGGCCCACCAGTTGCCGCGAGGCTACCGACTATGTCCCCTGTGATACCCATGCCCGTAGCCATGAGGTCTTTATCTAACTTCCTAGCTTCGGCTATTTCTTCATCGCTTATTAGGCCGAACATATTCCCAAGCTGCCGCCCGGTATTAACGAAGCCCCGACCCACACCTTCTAAAAACCGACCACCCTTAGTCTCCCCAGCAGCACCGAGTTCACCTTGGTAGTCCTTTGCAGTTTCATAACCAAAGTCTTCATTGGTCGCCATGCCGCGTTTGATAGCTTCCATTGCGACCATGTGCTTCTTATCAGCCACATCGTCAGGCACATTCTTTAGAATGGCTCCGTTAGGTAGTCGTATATCTACAGGCATAACATCACCAATTCTGAACTAAGTTGCCAGTCTCAGGATTAACTAGAGGCTCTGCAACACTGGACTCATAGTTAGCTGCTTCTGAATCTGCATCTGGAACTGCTCCCTCCCCAAATGTAGGCATAGGAGCAATACCTGAGTACATACTTTCAACCCACTCAGGTTTATAGAGGGGGACATCATTCTTGTACTGTTCCTTTAACTTCTTGGAGGCAATTTCAGATAATGTCGCCAAGCCACGCTTAATGACATCATCCGGGGAGTTGGGACTAATATTAGCGCCCTCCCAAGCCTTGATTTCAGAGTCGGTTAATGCTGAACCGAACAGTTGGTTCCTACGACCCAATGTGTACATGAGATCGTAGTCAGCCCACCACCTAGCCTGATCCTTCAGGCCCTCAGTACCACCGAACTTACCAATGAAGTTAGCGATGGAGCCTTCACCAATAAATCCCGCACTTGAAGCATACTCAGGCTTATAGGTTTTGAGTACTCTGGCTATACCATCATAGGATTCTTTAGCTTCTTGCGTTTTCTTCTGTGCAGAAACACTGGGAGCTTTGAACCCTGCGCCAGTTAGAGCTCTCTCTGCTCGCATAGCTGCTGTTCTTTCAGTTTCAAGATTGTGTCGTTCAAGCTCATCCTGCTTACGGACATTCATAGCCATCGTAAGCCGGTTATTCTCCGCCATCTGGGTGTAATAACCTTCCGTTATATCACGCTGCTGTTTCTTTTGCAGATTTGTTGCTTCATTCCGCACCCTACGATCAGTACGCTCACTCAACCTCTGGCCAAACGGGGCGAGTATTTCATCCCCCGTTAGTTGAGCAAGTGTTCCTATTTCTGCCTGACGGCGTAGACCTTGTGCCAGAGCCCTCTGCATAGTAGGGTCCCGGTCTTCCATAAGCATAAGTTCAATTGGGCTTGGAGGCATTATGCGTATCCTATATCTTCCATATCTTCCTTAGTTAAATCTTCCTTGTTACGCAGAAGATCAATAATCCCCTTACGTCCTTTTGTCTGCTCTCCACCGATCCGTTTGGCTTCCTTCTTACCCTTCATTCGGCGCAAACCAACAGACAGATGCTCAAGGGGGTGAGCAGCCACAAAGGTTCGCCCTTGGTTAAGGTATCGGCCCGCAGCATCTTCCGTGTCCCGTAATTCTTCAGCACGTTCCCTCTGCTTCTTTAGCTCACCCATGCCCGCATACATTTGAGCCTGTTCCTCGTCCATGCTGGCAAAGACCCCGGGAGGAGCGGATGCTCCTGTTCCTGCTCCTGCTAGTGCAGGTTGAGGGACAGTGTGCTGCGCGGGAGCATTCCCCCGGACTTCCATAGTGGATAACTGCATAGGATTATCCATAGTGCCATAGGATGGGCCTACTGAAGCACTAGGGTCAGCCGCTATAAACCATTCAGGGATTGGATCGCCTTGCTTCCAGCCGGAAGCGAGGAGCTTCTGCATTGCTGCCTGTGAATCAGCCATTAGTATCTCCTCCCACCTCCACGCATACCTCGTTGCATACGGGGATTCATCATAGCTGCGCGACCACCTCCGGGATTAGGAGGTGCTCGCATTTGCTGAGCTAACTGTTGCTGCTGTTGCATACGACCTTGCAATTGAGGCCTCCCACCGCCCATGAAACCTCCTCTTCCCGGGGGAACAACAGGACCTCTTGGCCCCATCATACCACCTCCAGGACCTCCTGGCATCTGTCCTCGTTGCTGCTGCGCTTGTCCGTACATTTGTTGAAGAGCTCCACGAGGAGGACGTTGTGGGGTAGCCACAGGGCCACGAGTACCTCTACCCTGCATCTGCCGTTGCTGCTGCATGCTCCTGATTTTGTCAGCGATACCGCCGCCGCCACCTTGACCACCTCTGAAATTACCCATCATAGTCTCCCGTAATCAACAATCGCGTAGCCAGCCGGAGCAGCCACGACCATATCTGGATTCTCATGTGCCAGTACACCGAAGCCTTTTTCGCCCCAGATATACGTCCACTTATAAAACTTACGATCAGCCCAACGCCCGACATACTCAACATTACGCTTCAAGCGTACATCACTGAAACTCATCATGCCTGCGCCAGCATTCATAACACTCTGCCAGCCTGCCTGATCTGCACTAAACTGATCCATGTCAGCACTATACTGGCTCGCAGCAGCCCCCGAATAATCAGCCCCTTCTGTAACTCCAGCAGTATTAAATCCGGGCATACTCGGCATTCCTACTTGCTGACCATGTAGTATAGCATTGATCTCGTTGAGGCTAAATCCTCGGGCTTGCATAGCTTCAGCAATTTCTTGCTGGCGGAGCTGAGTATTGTACCCTCCGGCTCCGATATCCATGCCCTGCATACGAGCACCCTCTTGTGCTGCCGCCATGTCAGCCTGGAACCCTGCCTGCTGATAAGCATCAGTCCGCTGTTGCGTCATCTGCTCCATAGCATTGTCGTAAGCTTCGTCACCAGGACGCAAGCCTTGATTCCGTAGAGCAGACTCTTGCTGCTCAGCACGTTGTTCCCACTGTGGGTCAAGACGGGAAGTGGCTCGGCCATACATAGCTTCGCCTGCCTTGTCACCGTAGTAGTCACCACCTTCAACCCGGCCACCACCTTCAGCAAATTGGGTCCAATCCATAGCTTCGCCAAACTCACCTTCTACCCTGCCCATCATACCAGCAGCAAGATTACTCCTGCTAGTTTGCATACCGAGTTGTGCGTCAAGTGCTTCTTGTTGTTCAGGGGAAAGAGTAATATTTTGAGTCCAACCACCCTCAGTACCACCTTCCATGCGGCGAGTCTCAGGGTTCCATGTCCCAGCCGTACCTTCTTGTTCCGTCCACTCAACAGTACCCCACGGAGTAATCTGCGTAGGACGGTTAGCCCGCGTCTGTAGCTCCATCATTTCAAGATTGCCAGCAGCAGTCTGTTCAGCCGCCGCCTCGTAATCAGGCGCTTCTGGCGTAGATTTGCCCATCTTCCTTCCTTATATATTTGCAGTTCTCTTTGCGATACTCTGTAATCACAAAGTCAATACCTACTTCAAAGCCATCTTTAACTCTGAATATCTCCTCAAAGCCGATGTGCTTGTTAAATCGTAAGGCTTTCTTGTTACATGCTGGAGTAACGCCTATGATTACGCCCTTGTCACAAGTGTTGAAGGCGTACCCAAAGACAACCTCTGCCCAGCCATGCTTGAATATAAACAAATCCTCAAAAGCGATGTGGATATGTACGCTATTGTGAGCCCATGTATCAAAGGCCACCATACCTACAATCTTCCCATCCTTATATGCGACAATACCTTTCGTATCAGCACACCGGACACACTCAGCCCTAGCGTGTATCCAATCCCACTCTTCATTTCGTGACATGGGGAGGTAGTCAATCATAGCAGACCACCTTCGTCCCACATGATGCCAATGGCGATCAATGTAGTTTCAACTTGCGACTTACCTCGTAGAGCAATGGCCATTGTCTTGCCTATGCCATAAGCTCCACGCGCTGGCTGAAAAGCTGCTGACCCGCCACCCCAGATATCTATATCCCACAAGCCTGTATCCCAAATGCCAACACCGAAAGCACTTGCATTAGGAGGCGAAGCTAGTTGGGTTAAGTCATAATCATAAAGAGCTCTAACAGTGTATGATGGGAATGACTGTGCTATGAAGATAGGCCTGATAAATTGCATACGTTTGAATTGCTCAGGTGTATCCACATCTTGGTAGCTAGTGAGTAACTGCCAATCAATCTGTATAGGGTTAGGGTTAGATAGTTCTACATTATCTATAGTGCCTTCTACCTTCCATACATTGATAGTAGCCGCACCAAAATAGAACTCTGATTGGTACTGTTCTGATGTGAGGATAGGTACATCATTCCAAAGAGACCATGCCTTCAAATTAAGGTCATACACATACTGAGTATGAGGTATGTTATTTTCTTTGGGAGAGGAAATCACTAGCCGCGATATGCTGGGGTGAATCTTAACCTCCCACCCAAACAAATCTTTACTACGCGCCATCGCTTGATTAATGAACGCTTGTATCTTCCACGTCAGGCTGGCCTCTAAACTAAAGGGATCCTTGCCTTGCAGGAGGGCTCCCATGCTTATTAGTCCATAGGTAGACAGGAGGAGCATATCCCCACCATACAGGGAAGTAATTCTTCGCCCAAAGGGTACAGCCCCAACGAACCAAAGTCCTATAATCCCAAAAGTCGCTGAGCTGCTTGGGTCTGTGCCTGCATATACGATAACATCCCCCGCAGAGGATACCGCAACAAGATAGTCATCTGGCCCTTCGCCACTGTCAAGAGTCCAATCAGCAAGGACTGCAAGGATACCACCATAGCGGAACCTAGAACCAAAGTTGAACTCAGTAAGGGTTCCACCAAAAACGCCAACATCACTGTACCAAGAGCTCGTACTATTCTTTTCAATATACCACATCCTATTTTTCCAGGACATGACAAAAGCAATATCTGCTGCGCCATTTGTCGGGCCTACTATAGCAGGGACTGACCATAAGTCAGTTGACTCAGTGTATAGTTGGAGGCCATTTTCTTCATCAGCTGTTAACATGAAGTGTGCGCCACCATCATTGGTAAATTGAGCAGAACTACACCGACCTGCGGGACTAGATTTTATCAACCAGTTCAATACCTTCACAGGAGTAGTCGTACTAGCACTAATGTCATAGATACCATCACTGTTAGCTGCAAATAATCTATCATTAGTACGGTCGTCCTCACTTCCTGTGTAGGGTAGGATAGTTTGGATGCCCCCACCGATAAATCCATTAGCATACTCAACATTCCCGGGGCGTACCTTCAAACCCACAGTCGTAGCATCAATGTTAATGGTGACAATAGCATCCCGAGGTTCCATACCATAGAGGTTTACTATGGAATTGATCCCAGCGGTCGGCGCGGGGAAGGTAGCCGGTTTCGTTATTTGCTCTTGTGGTTGTATGCCGAACATTAAGGTCCGCCGTAATTGGTATTCGGGATATTCCTAAAGTCAAGGTAATGGATACCAGCAGCGCGACGTCCAGCATTTATAATGGGAGCACTCTTATTACCTTCTGTTGCTGCCTCCCAAGCCTTCGCAAATGCTGCACCAGCAGAGGCTGAACTGAACCCCTTGGCATCTAAGAATTTGAATCTCAGGTACTGAACAATCATCACTGGCTTGAACAGCACAATATCATCATTCGCCGTAACAGTATCTCCAGAAGGTACTCCAGCAGCCGCCGCATCCGAAACCCATTCACGGGAAATATACTCAAAGTTAATGTCAAGATCATTTGGAGGGGGTTGAGGGAATATTTGGAACTTATTCTCCATGATACGGAAGCTGGCGTAAATCGTAAAGCTCACCAAGTCCCGGCCAAACAGATACGACCATTGCTGCGGCGACAGAGGCCCACCCAGAGGTACATTTTCTGAACGTTCCCAACCTGTCTGTGGGATCATGTACCCAAAGTCATCGGGGAGATCGTAAACCCCATCGTCCGGGGGAACCACTGTAATTATCTGGTGTTCTCTACGGAGGATCTCCCACGGATATGACTCAACAAGATCCTGGCCACAAGTTGTGATTAAATTACGAAGCTGGACAAAAGAAGGATTGGTGTCAGCAAATACGTCAGCGGAAGGCTCCAGGCCACATTCAACTGCTGCCCGATTAATTATATCCGCTGCTGGTATATATCTGCTGACAGCCATTTACTTCCCCTTCTTAGGCTTCTCCAGCTTAGTGACCTTAGCCATAAGATCTTCTACAGCTTGCTGGAGGGCGGCAATTTCATTATCTTTAACGTCAATGGCCGCATTGAGCTGCACCAGAGGAGCCGCTTCCCGTGACGCCTGTATAAAGGCTTGAGCATCTCGCTTGAGGTTGCCCAGACCCATGAATTTCTGCACATGGACGTCGGCAAGATCTGCCAGTTGCTCCACAGTGTAGATGCCAAAGAACTTCATCTCTTCCACTTGGGAGCGAGTGACCATCGGCCACGCCTTCAGCGGCGTACCCTCATGTATCTCACCCTCGCCCTGTTCAAATGCAGCGAACTGCTTGGCGAAGCGTTGCTTGTCCATGTCACGGGCTGGGCGGATAATAACGCTATCCTTGTCACCAGGAACCATGATGCGGACATAAGCCTCATCCTTGAATTGGGGGCGGCCTTCCTTCAGCGTTGCCACTTCGTCCTTACGAGGGTGGTTAAAGAATACAACGAACAACTTGTCGTCGCCTGCGAACCGAGCGTTATTGCCCTCACCAAGCATCGCCTGTTCGGTTATTGCGTAATCAGCTTCTATCACTTCCTTCTCCTTATTATGGGATCAACCAATGTATCTGGGCTTGGAATTCTGTACCATGCCCCTTCGTCATCAAATGACTGCATCCAATTTCATAAGAAATGACGGCAGCATTATTATTGAGCCTGCGTAGATATTCATCAAACAGATGCTTACATTGCATCTTGCTCAGTCCATCTTCATTAAACAGAACAAATCTCTTCTGTCCTCCAGGCACTTCTGGTGTCTGTATAGCTTCGTACACCATACTCCAATGATCATCATACGCCGTACACGCAGATAGGATAAAAACAATGGCTAGAAGTATACAGGTCTTCATTAGAGCAACCTTGTTACTTGGAGCGAAACATTTTCCGCAGTAAAAACTTCGAGTCCACCAGTATCCGGTATTTGATTTAATTGTAATGTGACAAAATCATTAGCAGTCAAGTTAGCAATAAATCCATTACTTAAATGGGAGAAAAATCGGTTATCATTACCAGTGCCTACCGAAGTATCCCGAAATGCGCTTGTACTTGCTAGTGAACCATTTATGCCAGTTCCTGCATCATTCAATCGCACTCTTGCTTCCACAAGTATTAAATCGGAACCAGATACGAGAGCGTTATCAATATCTAATTCGTATTCAATCTTGTATGTGCCAGTCTCCATGACCTCAATATCATCTGTAGAAAGATCAACATGCTCAATTACGGCTGCATCCGTTTCAATATCTGTTGCGTCCAATGTCACATCACCAAAGGATGCAAGTATTGTGAAAGATGTTGTACGTCTTGCCTGTACTGCATCATTTGCAACACTAGGAGCACTGAGATCCGATTCAGTTAGTACTCGTTCCAGGCCACCGCCGGTATCTTGGTTATTAGCTTGAAGTCCACCAGCCGAAGCTGCTACAGTACGAGTGGATTCCTCTCCATCACTAATCTGAGACATTGAACCAACAGCATTAGAACCAAGACCTGTATCAGCATCATTCTGTCTTACGTTTATAACTGGATTAACGGCAGAAGGAGCCTCAAGAAGCATTCTTGGCCCTGTTGCTGCTTCTACACCAATACTTCCATCAACAGTAAATGCTGAACTGTTAAGGAACGCTTTACGGCTACCAGCGATACTCACATTTAGCTGGGCGACACCGCCTGTCCAAAATCCTGTGCCAAGAGCACCGATGGCTAAGGATGGAGTTGCTGCTGCGCCATCACGGGGGAGGAAGAATTGGTCTGTCGCAGATGTACCAGCTTCAATCGCCCTTGCAATTTCAACTCCACCAGCAATTAGGCTGAGTTGATCTGGGTCATCCCGTCCTATGCCAGTGTTGGAGTCATCGTTTCTAGGCGTCAGGGACGGAGTAGTGGGGCCACCACCTACGTTCCGCATAGATGGCCTGTCTGTTCCTATACCGGAAATACCGCCTAGCGTAAATTCCCAAGTCGGTTGCGCCACTCCACCAAGTGCCAACGATACTGCGTCAGTTGTGCTGCGATAAAACCCAACGTCCTGTTGTCCGGTTGCGCTGAAACTATAACTCGGAGCTGCTGCGCTACCATCTGGCGCTAAGATTGGGCCTTTTGTATCAATAGTGATTACGGCTGCGGCTTCGGTTACACGAAGACCTTCAACACCACCTGCGATCAACGAAACCTGATCAGCGGCATTAGCCCCGATACCTGAATCTTGATCATCACTCCTTGGAACTAGTGTCGGATTAGTAGCAGATGCTGATTCATTCTGTAGGGAAGCACCAAGACCCGTATCTGATCTGAAAGTATCACCATTGAACTGCCATTTAGCTAAACCCCCCACAGAGACTCTTAATAGATTGTCAGTACTCTCAAAGAAACCTGTGTCCCCATTACCAAATGCTAAGGCTGGGAAAGCCGGATTATTTTCAACAAATCCAGGCGAGACAATGAATTGTTCCGCACCAACAACTTCTTGGCATCGTGCAATCTCTTTAGCACCAGCGATCAAGGAAAGCTGATCTGCGTCACTTTGGCCAACGCCCGTATCAAGATCTGTCTTATCCGGTACGAGTGTGGGTACAGTTCCACTTGCGCCGGTATTGATTATTGCGGGGCCAGTGCCGAATCCTGCGGTGGATTCTAGATTACCAGAAAATACACAGGTGATTACACTTCCTACTTCGGCCACCTTAAAGCCTTGGATACCGCCAGCAAATAACGACAAAGCATCATCGGTGTCCCACCCAATGCCCGTATCCAAGTCTGTCTTATTCGGTGCAAATAAGACACCTGTTCCGGCTGCTATATCTACGATTGCGGGGCCAGTAGCGGTAACTCCCTGTAACACCCCTGAAATTATGTCAAAGTTTGGGTCACCTTCAATCGTGCCATCACCAGTCCATACACCGATCTGGTTATTAGCTGGAGTGCCTACCTTAAAGACATCACCCCCACCACTTGCTGCTCCACCAATTTGTAGAATAACAAATAAGTCTTCTCCATCAGCAGGAAGCCCACCACTGGCTTCAATTGTACCTTCAATAGTGAACCACCCCGTATTATCCGTGATGGGCGCAGTTACATTGAGTACCAAAAATTCAGATGAATCTTTATCAGTCTGTACATATATTCTGTCATCCGTAGTAATGAGTGACAAGAGATTAGAAACATCTATACCATTTTCATCAAAATCATCAATATAGATTTCGGTAACGCTGGCGGGAGTGGCACTATTAAATCGGAGTAATCCAAGGCCAGGATCAGCAGCGATAATAGAATCACTAAATTTGTAGGGAGCACTGAGCATCCCGCCTGACCTATTTTGATCCTTAAAGGATAAAACCCCTGCTCCATCAGTAGACAGGACTTGATCGGCTGCGCCATCTGCTGCGGGAAAGGAATAATTGGGGAGGAGTAGCTGCGACCCATCAAACTTAAAGCCTGGAAAACCTTTAATAGTCCCATCACCAGTCCACACACCAATTTGATCAACAGCCGGAGTACCTACCTTGAATACATCCGCTGCACCAACAACAGCGAAAGCCTTAATCTGATCAAGCGTGGTTCTAAAGTCAGCCCCAGCTTTATCTGTTGCAAAATTATCAGTCCCTGCTGGAGCTGGATTAAGAGTTGCTGCTGAAATTTTAAGATCGGCCATAATTATGCCTCTGTTCGCCAAACGCCGCCGCTCTCGGTTCCCCAAGCATCGGTAGACCCTTCTAACTGCCAGTTGTTCACCCCAGGACCACCCGGGAGGTCTGAAACCCCTATACCTCCTGCACCATTAACAGTGATCCCATGAACAAAATGTATTTGATTTCCTCCAACGGCACTTTGACGTCCATCGCTATCCGTAACAGAAAAACCTTCTGGGTACGGTAGAAAAGGACCTACTTGGTCAAAATACCTGACTCCCTGATTGGTATGTCTTATGCCGTTAATGAGCACATCAGTAGCACCTTGATTCGCATCCACCGTGGTGTACATACGACCATCGATATCATGCAAAGTGCCATTGATCCGAACATCAGTTGCTAAAGGTCCATAGCCAGCAGAAACAAGAGTGTTCTGAAGCTCGCCTTCATTGCTTAGTAAACTTCCGTTACTAAAGAACATAAGAAGTGGGGGAGGGAATCCTCCCCCAATCCGTTCTTACGTGGCGTCTGCTGTGATGACAGCGTTGCGAATAAACCCGAACTCGTTGTCAGCGAATGCGAGTGTGTTCACATACGTTCCTGCACCATCCGTCGCTTGACCTGCCGCGTCAACGGCAATGTCAACTTGGGAAGCGGGGATAACACCATCTGCCTGGACGTAACGGTACATGAACCCGTCCGACCCCTTGGCCTGAGTATTCAGAGCAAAGTCTGCATGTGGAAAACCATCCACACCTCCGTCTGAATTTATCAGCTTACGGGCGTCAGGGTCAACTGCTCCGATTCGTCCTTCGGCTGTTGCTAATCCTACCATTTCAAATTACCTCTTAAAAAGAGCCGGGGCCGAAACCCCGACTGAAGCGTGAGCCCTTACGCGCCGTTAATACGACCCTGATACCGCGAGCCACTGGACGTCAGGTTGCCAGCCCATGCCAGGATCTGCACTTCTGCATCCTGGTTAGTGCTGTACCGACGGTTCGGCGAAAGCGGGACCATGTTCCGGTCGCTGTGGGGACGGTAGAAGATGTAGTCGCAGTTAAGCGAGAACATCGTGCTTGCCGGAACGAAGCCGCCAATACCACCGTCAAGGACCACGTCTGCGTCCATGAACTTCAGGGTAGGGAACCCGAGGTTGCCAACCTCTGGCGAATTGAAACGCTGCTGAGCCTGTAAGGATGCAACGTAAATCTGCCAGAAGAGGTTATCCATCAGGAGTAAGTCTGGTCGATCTGATCCGCGGACTTGACTTGACCACAGAGCATTCATCGTCTGCTGAACATTAGCCGCAGTGACCGTTACGGTCTGAAACTGTGAACGCCAGAAGGTGAAGGTTGCCCGATCGATTCCCCCATAAGTTCCGGTACTTGGGTCAACCGGGATGGCTGCATCAAGGCCGGTAATTTCTTTACCAGCCGATCCAGTTCCGTCGGAGTACAGACCGTCACTTATGAGATTTGCAATGGTTGATTCTGCAACGCCCAACCGACCTTCCATAAGGTCAATCATGCGTTCCCGGCCGGAGTTTTGCAACATCTCCAGGCCAGAGATGACAACGGGGACCGCTGCCTGTTTCCAATCGTATTCAGCAGCACTGAGCACGTCCGATACACCAACAGGCAGAAGGTCGTAACCGCTATACCAGCCTTGGTTGGAGTTCTCAGCAAAACTGAGCTCCTGCAAGATCTTTGTACCACCGGAAGCCGGCTTGATCTTGCCCTTCATACTGAGCTTACTCAGCAGGGCATTGTTCGCAGTTACGTTGTCAGCAATTTTGCGCGTACGACTTTCGATCGTAGTAGCAATGATATCGCTAACATTTGGGAATGCCATTTATGATTCCTCCATGGCTTGATGTGAAAAGAGTATTTTCTGCCAACTTGGGGAATCTGCGCTAAGGCTGGGAGTTCCTAGTTCCCGTGTAGGATAGCATATATAAGGTGTGAACTGCAAGCTATCCGTGGCCGACGTCTCCTGCCGCATCATCCCATAACTCAGTCATTATAGCCCGAGTATCATCTCCAGCAGCCTGTAATCCTCCTCCGCTATTTGCAGACCCACGAATACTGGAAGCTGCGGCCCTCTTAGCTGCCGCTGTCGCTGGATCCAACTTGCCAGCTTCAGCCGCTGCTCGCTGTTTTAGGATAGGGCCAATTTCAGGATGAGCGTTAGCTGCATGATTATAAGCTTCGTCTAAGCTCATATTACGACCTCGGTTAGTAGCCATTTCCATGAGGTCAGCCATATCTTCCCGTAAATCTTCGTAATACTCCCCATGAGTCTGTTGGAAAGTTCCTAACTCAGTAGCTGCCTCTTGGTTCACTTCCTGTGCCTGATCATGCCGTTGCTGACCAATAGACCCCATGAAATCATTCATAGGAGCAAGACGCTCATCAATAGCTGCGAGTAGGGGAGCATTAGGATCGTCCTGTACTGGCTGGCCAGACAGCAGTTCGTCTAGCATGGTAATATCCACACCATACTCATTAATGATGTTTCGTACTACCTCTGCCTTCTTAGCGGGGGAGCCTGCCGTCAACTGCGAAGCAGTAGTCATAAGTTCAGTTATAGCCTGAGCTGGCGTTGACCCGGCAGCTTGGATATATTGCTGAAAAGGAGCTACCGTCTTGTAATATTCATCAGCGACGCGTTTATGCCCGGAAGCCTGCTGAAGCCCTCGGGCAATGTCCCCTTCCCGTTTAATAATCTCTGCTTGGGCTTGCGGGGGGACTCCTGCCCAATGTTCGCGGGCTGCCGGTGTCCAGGAAACGGGCGCTGTCGGATCTCCTCCAATAGGCTCAGCATCCCCTGCGGGAGCGGCCTCAACAGGAAGCGGTTCCCCAGGAGGGTCTTCTGTTGCATCAACTTGTCCGAGTTCAGTGGCTTCGGGTTCTTCGGCCGCCCCGACCCCGGCTTCCTCGCCGGCTTCGGCAGCCCCCAAGGACTCCTCGGGCTCCGCTGGGGGTCCCCCTGTTTCTTCTTGCTCTTCTTCATTCTCTGCTCCATCAAATGCAGCCTCCATAGCCTCACGCATTGAATCAGTCATGGTCGTTCTCCTAGTTTGTAGAGGGTCTCTTTTATGGCCTCTATCCGTTCTTCTTTTCCAGTCCTGCCAGCAAAGAATTCTTTACGTTCTTGTTCCTTACCTTTCCAGTCCTGCATATGGCCGTCAGTTGTCTGTTCAACATTGTGCCGACGGTTATGGTCGTGCAAATCCTGCTTATTGCGGATTAAACTGCCATCAATAGGGCTTTTGAATGTTTCGTCAAACCGCAGGTCATCACGAGGGATATTATTAGAAGGCGTAACCTCCACCATCCCCCTGCCGGGAATCTGGCGCCAAGTTCTACGTCCCATTCCCGCCTCCAGGCCTCGGCTTGTTGTCGTCGATCTTCATTGTATTCGCTGTTTCGCGATCGTCCTGAACCATAGCTGCCTGACCCTGTGCAATTTCCTCTTGTATCGCTGCCAGCATTTCAGCTTGGATCTTCTTCATCTCCATCTGGAATTCTGTCCGCGCTTCCTTCATATCAGCCTGATGCTTGGCCTGCAATTCATCCATAGACTGCTGATGCTTGGTAGCCTGAAGCTCCATATCCTGCTGGTGCTCCTGCTGGGACCTCTGCATCTCCAGTTCGGCTTCGCTGGGACCCTCATCCTGCTGTTGTTCCTGCTCTTGGGCTTTCTGCATGGCCTCAATAGCCCTGTCAAGCGTACCCTCAATCTCACGGCTACCCTTGAAGCCTGCGACTGCCCATTTGAGCAACTCAATAAGCGTGGGAGTAGCCGCTGGATCCATCTGCACCAGAGGCGCGGCTGATTGCATGAAAGTAGAAACAGACTGGATGAACTCACCCCTCTCCTGCCGCATCTTATCGTAATCCACCATAGCCACTGACTCTGGTCGGACCTCAATGCGCCATGCAGCTTCCTCTGGGTCTTTAAGAAGTTTCAAAGCTGACTGGATCAATTCCTGATTCTGGCCATCAGGCGTTCGCAGGATGTTAGAGTCCTCTACAATCGTTTTAGCCTCAAAATGCTTGCAGATAATTTCGCCCTTCAGCGCCATAAGATCACTGGCAAACCGTGCGAAATCCTCTTGTAGAGCCTGTATGCGTATAGAAGCGAAGGTTTTCTTACCCTCAGCAGCAGTAGCAGACTCTCGTGACGGCCCTGCCGCCCCTCGGACTATATCCGCCATGCCTGTGACCTCGTACAATAAGGCCATTGCATCTGATCGCTGAGCCACCAATTTTTCAAGGGCATTAACGATATCTTCAATGGGGAGCCAATCAACCTGCCCGTCCATCCCGCCCTTTTCGGAGAACTGTGCCCAATTCTTCATGGGAATCAGGTCATTCTCAAAGCCCTCCTCCAGCATACGCTTGACGCCATCATTGGCTTCGTCGTACACGCCAACTACTCTTACCGCAGTCGTGATAATGCCGATTCGCGTTTCAAGTTCATCAATTTCATTGTATAAGTCTTGCGCTATGGCAAAATCAGGCTGCGGTAAGAGTAAATTCGAAACGCAGTTGGCGAGCATTGGCTCTGGCGTAGGCCAGAACCCAAATAACTTCAAAGGATCCTTCTTTTTATCCAGGATGCGCTCAAAACCTTTGGACCACCAGAAAACTTGTTCTGTCTGTTTGTCCCATATTTCCCACACTTCAGCCCTGTCCCACGCATCCGCTGCCTCTTCTGCTGTAAGACGTTTTTCAACTAGCTCCCCAATACTCTTATTCTTATACTGGAGCTGTTTGGCAAATTCTTCACCAAATCGTACAGTAGCTTGATCCTTAGTCAGATACGACCGGAAGCCAATCCATGGAACCTCAGACCACGTTCGCGCCCAGCCCCACCTGAAATCATCCCAGTGAACATAGTCCACCGGGGCTTTTTCACTGAGGACCTTTTGCTCAACATAAGCCGCAGCCTGGATTACATTGTCTTCCCCAACAATCTCCTCATGTTCAACTTTCTCCATCTCCACTTCATAGCGAACACGCGCAATGCCGAGGCCGGGGAGCAACCTGTCATCTAGCGAGTACTGAAGTGAGGACTTATAATCATCACCGCTGGCCTCAATGCTAGTGTTCAGCAAACGATTGAGGATAAGTGAACCCACCCGCGCCGCGTCGTCATCTGCATCAGCAAAGCGCCTAGAAACATCCACCTTTGGGGTGCTCCCGTACAGCATAGCACGTTGAGTATTGATGTTTGCATTGAATAAATTGACCCTAAACATATTCCCGCCAGCACCTTGCTCGTCGGTAGAGTACCCTCTGCTGCCCTGCATACCTCTTCGATCAGCATAGCGAGCTTGTATTTTGTCGCCTTGCCTGTGCCATTTACGGATTCGCTTGTTAGCAGCGACCATTTCAGAGTCCCACCTCTTATACCAGCCGGTCGGAGTCTTTTTGAAGTCCTTACTAGTCTTAATGGGGGAGAGGGTGCTGCCCATCGGTGTTCGTTGGTCGTCAGTTCCGAAACTCATACTCGTTGCCTATTAAATCGGGGTTTTTTCATTGCCCGGTCATGGAATAGAGCCTCCAGGGTCATTCCTGGGGGCGTATAGTTCTGTTCGTTTAAGATCTGGCGTACAGAGCGTGTTTCAATCTTCTCCTTAGCTACCAGAGCAAAATATCTAAAGGCATCAGCCCCATTAGAGCTCCAATCATGCAGAGGCTTGGGGCTAAAGGCTTTAGTCATCTCATCGTACCGTCTCCTGTATGCTCGTAGTGCTTCAATACCATCACCGCACTTCCCTTGGTCTATGTAGCAATGAGGAAGTATAAAACGAACAGCGTCAATGCCGTGCTGTACATCAAGGCGAGGAGCAATCCTAATTGGGAACGCTCCGTTCCCGTCGTCATCCACTTGAGCAAGGTACTGTTCAACAGTGGTTCGGCCAGTTTGAAGGCTCTTTGCCTTAGCATCGTGAGGTAACCAGATAGTTTCGTAATCATAAGGTTTATTCCTTAACAACTCAAAGTAGAAAGGTAACGCCTCTCCGTGATGTTCCTCATAGTCAATAACTGCAATACCGTCGGGTCTATGCTGCCAGAACCAAATTGCATTTGAATCACTATACCCGATGTCTTGAGCAGCCGAAACTGGAAACTCCGGATCGTGCTTGTAAATTCCAATTTGAGGTTCTCCCGCTTTGCCATCAATGCGGCCAGCCTCCATAAGCGATATCTGTTTAGCATAATACGTCCCTAGTACCGCTGCTTCAAATGAACACTCCATTTCTTGTTCATACTGCGCCTCAGTCATCTGAGATTTCATTTCATCAAGTTCTTCCTGAGGGAGGACGCACCCAGGATCACTGGCCTTAACCTCTAAGTAGAACCAGTTCTTTTCTCGTTTCGCCCTTTCCCGAACTTGCCAAAAATGATTCTTACCTTTAGGAGTTCCAATAAAGACCGCCCAACCTTTCCTATCCGCAAGCGTGGGTAGAACAACCTCACCCCATAGAGACGGTCGGCAATCACCAAATTCGTCGAGGATGACCCCGTCAAGATATAATCCGCGGAGTGCATCAGGGTTATCCGCACCATAAAGCGTGATCTTGGCACCGTTGAAGAGCTCAACTGAGAGTTCACTTTCTTTTACCTTGAACGCGCTGTCTTGCGTTGCATCTTTAAGGTACATCCACGCAACATCCTTAGCCTGCCGGTAGAACGGAGCGATATAGGCATACCGGGCATTCTTTTTCCCAGTATATAAGGCTCGACTATGGATTTCATTGATACAGCCGACTGTTTTTCCACCTCGCCTGTGGTAAACGATGCAAGCCCATCGTTCCTTCCTGGCATGGAAGGGAAGAAAAGGAGCGCGTGGCTCATAATATACCTCAATCTGTTTACTCATGGTAGCTGAGAGATCACCGCGTCCCAACTGGCAACATCATCCGTCACATTTAGGATCTCATCTTCAAATTCTGCCTTCTGTGCCGTAATTCGTGTCAGACGGTCCTGAAGCCGGTCCCGTTCACGCTCGGCAAAGAATCGATCAAAGACTGCGGGGTCCCCTTCAACCTCGATTTTACCATTCTTAACTTTTTTCGGTTTCGGAGTCTTCCGAGCCATTATTCTCTCCTATATCGGACTGTTCACAATCGTGCCAGCGCCGTCCACCCACACATCAGCGTCGGCTGGACCGACCGCATAGACGGGATTATCAGTACTACTATTGTAAATCACAGCACCCTGTATCTTCCCTGCATCTGTGTTAATCGCATTCGCTACTGCGTCAAGCTCAGCATCAGTGGCCGTCTTCAACTGTATGTAGCTTCCAGGGCGGAAACCCTCGAATCCAGAGAATGCAGCAAGTCCAATACCCGCGATGCGAAAATTAGTACCGTCGAAGTCAATAGCAACATCGTCACCAGTACCGAAGCTAAGTTCCGCATTATCTTCAAAGCGATTGACCGCGCCTGATTGCATGACAACTGTAGCACCGGAGGAATTGGTTTGAGCATAGCTGGGTGAGACAGCCCACGTAGCTGTGAGCGTCTGATTGACTCCACCGATTCCGCCGAGATCGCTGACAGTCAAAATTCGTTCCAAACCGATACCTGTCAAAGCATTATTGCAGACCGCACCGCCTGACGAAGCAATCATCGTTCGTAGGGATATAATATCGTTATAGCGTATGTCGGTTTCAAAGCCAAACACGGCACGGACAGCGGTCTTAAATCCGACAGTCATACTACAAGTATTCGCACCCTTGATAAACGTACCACCTTCCTGCGCTCGGAAAACGTCTTCGTTTACGCCGCTACTGTTCTCTCTAGCGATGCGAACTTCGCCGCCATGATTAAATGACTTTATAAACAGGTCGTCAGTGCCTGTGAAGCCAAAGTGGGCGAGCAATGTTCCATCTAGTCGTGTCTGTCGCAGCAGTACATCTTGGTTCCCACCTATGCCGACATTGCCAACTGTATGAACGTCTAGTGGAGTAAGGAAAGGTGAACCTCCCCCGGGAATGGTGATAGTTTTATTGATCCCTGCACCAGTCGCCGTCACACCAGCCCCAACAAAATTAAGAGAGTCGGCAGCAGTTACAAGGGGGATACCCTCATCCGCTATGGTAAGATCGTAGAACCCTGCATAATCAGCAATAAGCGGAACAACTATTCCTACCCTACCGTTGAAAGAAGTGACCCCTCCGCCACCTCCCCCAGCAGCAAGCCTGACAAGGCTAGTCCCATCAGGCGAAAAATAAAGTCCTACACCAGCCCCAGGATCATACTGAAGGTTATACAGAGTCCACTGGGACAATTCCTGGGGTAAATCGTCCGCTGCCTTAATTACATAGACATTGTCCGTTGGGATTAAATTGGAGAACCGATCGGTCATTACTTAGTCCCAAGTTCCCTCTCTGCCATGTCTAACTGTTGTTTACGTTCGTACCGAGATATCTCCTCGGTGGCCTCAGCTTGAGCTGCCGCTGCTGGAACCAAGTAGTTTTCTGGGGATGCCTCCATATCTCGCAGAAGCTTTTCGTAGGCACGAGTTTGCCATTTCTTACGCAAGCCATAATCCATAGCTGATTCGTCTTCTCCCTGTACGAATGTTGGGGGCTCAGGGGGTGGAGCGCGGACCATCTCCCTCGCAATAGCACTTTCATCTTCCTTCCTCGTGAAGGCAGCTATCAGGTCGTCAAACCAGCCCTTCTCGTCAGGGATGTCAGCCATCAGTATCCTCCGCGGTGGGGATTATGGTATTTCCCACCTTTCATCTCCGCAGAACTTTGGCCTGGATTACGCAGAGCTGATATCATCGCGTATGCGCCAGCAGAACCTCGCGTCTGCGGGTTGCGCTTTTTCTTGACTGGGTCGTGACGGTACTCTGCGTTACTCCCAGCGGCCCCGCCGCCCATCGTTCCGCCAGTTGAGTATTTAGGCTTGTTTCCGTATCCCATGAATTCTCTCCCTACGCTCTGGGGTATCCCCAGTGTTGATTTCCCGGCGGCTGCTGCTGCCATCGCTCTATGCTGTTTCGCTGTCTTAGCGGGCATTACTCTTGTTCATCCAGTGGGCCTCGCGGTAAGACGTGCTTAACGATTATCTCCCCACTATGCTCAAGCTGTTGCTGAGCGGTCGTGGGGAGTAACCGAGCGTAGAGCTTATAGAACGCTGACGGAGATTGGTCAGCCCAGTGTGCTAGGCGGGGAACCCCTCCTATAAGCTCAAACGCATCCTGGAAGGCGTTGACCACTCTCTTCCGTTGGAGCTCGCGCGGTACACTGATACGGCTGACTCCATTACCACTGGTCGCAAGCTTGGTCAGTTCTTTGCAGTCCTCGGCTACGTCACTATACGGTTGAGGATCATCGTAGACGCGCTCCGTCTCTGTCTCCTCAGCCTCTACGTATTCTTCTGCAGGAATGAACTTTTGGACAGTTTGTGTCTTGCTCATGGGTCAGAATTATACGCCCTCCAGGTACTGAATTGCAAGCCCTCAGTGAGGAGCTCACAGCCTCATTTTATACGGCTGGCACGAGTAGATGTATATGTAGTTTTAGGGGTAAGTCATCGGGGGGACTTTACATAATACTGTCGTTTAACATAATACTCCCTC